CCTTCATGTTGCAACTGTTCGAAGAATCCTGTCAAGGCAAGTTCAACTTCTGTGTTGTACCTGCGTACATAGAAGAATTGTCGTCCGTTCTTAATATAGTCTTCGATACAAAATTTCTTGCAGTTGAAGGTTTTACCTGTACCACGACCACCAATAATCAGATTGATGAAAGCGTTCCTGCTTAAAACAGGACGCACGTTATAATAAATATTTTTTACAACAGTCATAAAATTCCTTTCGTCACAAAAACGCCCTTGCGTGAATCCTGAACAGACGAAGCAAGGGCAAGTAGTGTGTTTCGGAAATCAAGGGTTGAATTCGGTGGGTCAAAGCACATACAAGTTCTTGCAGGTTCTTCACCTGTGACAACCAAGAAGCAAGCAAATTCATTAAACCGTTCAATTTCCTATCACTATTTTACATAATGAAAAATCTGAAAATCAAGACTATCGTTTTTGTCATTTTTCAATTACAATGAAATTACTTGCAAGTACAAAGGTCAAAGTTAATAGGAATCAGTTTTATGGAAAACGAAGTTAAGGAATTATCAATTTTTGAACAGAATAGCAAACCTGCATTTTGTAGCATTAAAGCCGAATCAGAAGCAGACAAGATTAAGTTGTTGAACGCGTTGGAATCCTGTGACGTTATGTTGAACGACGTTGCACCAACCGAAATCGTTGTTAAAGACGTTTATGTTCAACCATACGAAAAGGAAATGGAAGACGGTGAAGTGAAGCAGAAGTATCGCACCATTTTGTTTGATACCGAAGGTAAATCTTATCTTACCACTAGCAGTTACTTCTTCTTCGCATTATCGAAGATTTTCAACGTATTAGGCACACCTGATAAGTGGTCGAATCCTTACACGTTCGAAATCTTTAAGAAGACCTTGAAAAGTGGCAACAAGGCACTTTCCGTTAAGGTCAAAGCGTAACGTCCTACGCTATAATTAAATTAAACCTGCCGTTTCAACACTATTATACGTACCTACACCAACTCTTTTTACTACGGCAGGTTTTTTGATGAAAGGAAATTAATATGTTAAGTGGTGAACAGAAACGTGAAGCGTTTAAGGTCGTGCGTTCGTATATGCAGAAGCGCAGGTATCTTATGTCGAAGGGCGTATCGAAAGGCGCGCTTCCGAAGCCAGTTTCGTATAAGGAATTAATGAAAGCATATGCAGAAAGTCCGAAGGGTTTGAATAAACGTTTGAACAACTTGAAGTCTTTTTCAACAAGTGGTGAAGTTTACAAGACCGAAGGTGGTGTTTCAGTAACCAAGAAATTAGCGACGTACAAGAACGCAGAAATCCGACGTGGCGAAGCATATCAAGCCGAACGTTACGACAAACTGAAATATCGAAAAAACAGTAGCGCAAAAGGTTACCGTAAAACGAAGGTCGATTATCTGAAAGACAAGACAATCGAAAACGTTAAATATTCGCAACTTGCTACGATTAATTACGCGATTGAAAATCCTGAACAGATTAAAGTACGAAAACAACTTGCCGTTGATAATTTTTACAAGTCGCTTGAATGTGGCTTCGCAGATGATAACGTAGTGACGCAAAATCCAATGGTCAAGGCAAGGATTCAACGCTATCTTGAAAAATTTACCGAAGACGAAATTTCAGATTTATTGACTTCTAATTCAACAGTTCGCGCAATCATGGATTATTACAGGGGTGAAAATCCGAACCAACCAATTGATTTTGCAGGCACTTCATGGGAAGACCTGATATGGCAGTTGTACGAAGATATGCCGTCTATCGCAAAGGGAATTTATCGTAAGCGCAAAAATGCCAAGTAAAATCAAACGTTTTGTTGCAGATTTTGAAACAACAACCGACCCGAACGATTGTCGCGTGTGGGCTTATGGTATCTGCGAAATTGCTGAACCGTACGAATTCCAATACGGCAACAACATTCTTGATTTTATGAAGTGGTGCGCAGGTAAAGAAAATTATATTGTAGCATTTCATAACTTGAAGTTCGACGGTGCTTTCATTTTGGGGTACTTAAACAAGAACGGTTTTACGCATATTACCGACCCCGAAGACAAGCGCGACAAGACCTATCAAACTTTGATTTCAGATATGGGTGCGTATTACAAAATCGTGGTGTATTTTTCAGTCAAGGGTAAGAAGGTCAACAAGGTCGAATTTATCGATTCACTGAAAATCTTCAATATGTCCGTTGAAAAGTTAGCAAAAGATTTTGATTTACCGATTCGCAAGGGTTCAATTGACTACAAGGCAAAACGCGAAGTCGGTCACATTTTGACGGACGAAGAAGTTGCGTATCTGAAAAACGACGTTGAAATCGTAGCACGTGCGCTTGATATTTTCTACAAGGAAACAGGCTTCAAAAAGTTGACGTTGGGTTCAACGGCACTTGAAATGTACAAGTCAATGACAACGGGTTTCAACAGTTATTTTCCTGAACTTGAAGTTCAAGATGACGAAGCAATTCGCAAGTCATATCGTGGTGGCTTTACATACGTCAATCCGAAGATTCAGGGAAAATTATTGAAAGGCACGTTGTGTTGTTTGGACGTTAATTCATTGTATCCAAGTCGCTTGTGTCAATGTTATCTGCCGTATCAAGACCCCGTATATTTTGAAGGACGTTACGAAGAAGACAAACAGTACCCGTTGTACACGCAACGTTTGTTATGTACCTTCAAGGTCAAGCCTGATAAAATCCCGACAATTCAGATTAAGGGCAATTGCAGGTTTCGTGGTAATGAATATCTTGAATCGTCAGGGGTTGAACCTGTCGAGTTAACCTTAACGAATGTCGATTTGCAATTATTTTTCGAACATTATGACGTTGAAGTCCTTGATTATATTGACGGTCATAAGTTCAAGTCCTGCAAGGGACTTTTTACCAACTACATTACATACTGGACAGGTCAGAAGACGAAAGCGAAGAAAGAAGGTAACAAAAGTCGCTACGCAATTTCAAAATTGTCGCAAAATTCGATTTACGGAAAATTTGCACAAGCGAAATCAGGGTGTCAGAAAATTCCAGTTTTTGATTCGAAAGGTGTCATGCACTATGTACAAGGTGCAGAAGAAGATATGCAGGGTCTTTACTTGCCTGTCGCAACTTTCACAACAAGTTACGGACGTTTCTTAACAATTTCAACTTCACAGAAGATTCGGGAATGGTCAGAAAAGAATTTAGGTTATGACGCTTATTGTTATAGTGACACTGATTCGATTTATACCCGAATGACCCGAAGTCAGGTCGAACAGTTTGCGAAGGAAGCAGACGTTCAACTTGACCCGTACATTTTGGGTGCGTGGGATATTGAACAAGATAATATTACACGCGCGAAGTTCCTGCGTCAGAAGTGTTATCTGAAAGAAATTGACGGCAAGGAAAAAGTCGCAACGGTTGCAGGTTGTCCGAAGGCACTATCAAGACTTTTCAATTTTCAAAATTTCAAGGTCGGTTTCACTACGGCAGAATTCACACAAGATGAAATCGGCAAGGACGGCAAGTTAAGATTCAAGCAGGTCAACGGTGGCGTGATTTTGCAGGACACAGATTTTACGATAAAATAGAAGCAGAAAGGAATTATATCTAATGGCATACACATACGAAGACCACCCGTCACTATTCGAGAAAGGCAAGAAGTTGGCGCAGGGTCGTGGTCTTGATAAGATGATGGACAAGGCGTACAAAAACAAGTGGACGTACAAGAATAGCATTGTTGAACGTGACGACTTCAACGGCAAGGATTTCTTTGAACTTGACGATACAAATTGGCGTATATATGAACGTCAAAGGATTCAGTACGGAAAACCTGCAAGTGAAACGCACAAGACTGCATATAATCAAACTGCGATTGCACGTGATATTAATAACGTTAAGAAGCGTAGGGGTTAATTATGGGTAAATTCAAAAATGATTTATATAGAGAAATTCCTGATTATTCACTTGATGCACTTGATGTAGATAGGATTAATCGCAACGCAAAACCACTTGATAAAGAAGAACGTGAAATTCATAAGCGTCTTATGCCAAAACAGAAGACGATAACAATTCCAATTAGTCAGTTAGGCAATTATATCAATGGTGGGTATTACAAAAAGAATTCAACAGGTCACCTGAAAGATTTGTAATGATTAGCAAACAAGAAAAATCCCTTAACGATAAAATTTGGAACGTGACCGAACGAATCTGGAAAGCACAGGGAATCGAACGCAAGAAACTTGAAAACGAATATGATGAACTGCAAAAGAAGCGTCACGCACTAGCAGATAAGAAGTTTAGTGCAGACCGATTGAATATTTCAACAGGTCACCTGAAAGACTTGTGATATAATAACCTTGCACAATCCATATATTGAAAAAACCACCCGAAAGGGTGGCTTTCTCTTGTCTTCTGAATCCTATTCAGGAATCGGGGTGTCACCGAAGTTCTGTGCGAAGATAACAGAGTTCATGAAGAAGAAACGATATTCACGACCACTAGAAGCAGACCAAGTGACAGTTGCCGTACCGTCAGTTGCGATATTAATCGCAAGCATACCACCTGGCACGAAGTTATTACCGTCACCAGACCAGAAGGTCATGATACCACCATTGATAGAAATTGCAGAAGTTGGGCGAAGTGGGGTTGCAATCGTAATTGTTGCGTTACCGTTCACACTTGCAGTACCACGAATTTCGCCGTAAATCTTGCCCATAGTGCCTGCAAGGTTCGAAGCACAAGCCATGTTATTACGTGAAATATTATAGCCACTTGCCGTTGCAGTTGGATTAGTAAAGGTTACAAGGTCAAGATAGCCTTCAAGGGCAGTAACTTTCGCGTTTGCCTGATTTGCAGTCGAAACTGCATTAGAAGCAACACCACTAGCAGTATCTGCGTTAGAATCAACTTCATTGATTGCAGATACAAGGTCAGTTTTTGCAGTAGTCGTAAGACTTGCAAGAGTACCAATAGCATTATTCGCAGTTGTTGCACTTGTGCTTGCAGACGTTGCTGAATCTGCGTTTGCTTTCATCTGTGTATCAATCGCAGACATTGCACCGTTAACGTCATTAAGCCACGTAGGTTTGTCAGTACCAACAAACTGTGGCAAGTTGTAATTCGGTGTGGAATTGGTGTGTGACATAAATTTTCCTTTCTTGTTATGCCGTTAAAATTGTTTTACCGTAGTAATCGTAATTAAACGCAGTCAGGTCGTAAGCGTCATATGCAGTTGCAGTTAATTCTAGTGCGTCATATTCGCTTGCAGTCAAGGCTTGTTCGCGCGTTGTATCATACAAGTTATCAATGACCGTTTGAAGTGGTGATACAAGACCTGTGGTCGGGTCGCGCAAGGTAATTTGACCAATAAGAATGTTATTAATTTCTTCTTCAACAATTGCAATCTGTGAATCGGTATATGCTTTTGATTCTGCACGATATACTGCAATAAGACCGATTAATTCATCACGAATTTCTGCAAGTTTAGCATTAATCGTGTTAGTTAATTCAGTTTCGAGATTTTCGAAGTTTTCGTCAACTTGTTCTTCGAAGTCTGCAATTTCTTGACGAATCAAAATCATTTCGGCTTCGAGTGCGTTGATTCGTCCGTCATAGTTTTCAATGAACTGTGTGTTATTGTTGGTCTGTTCAACAATTTCATTGATTTTCTTCACGATACCGAGAAGATATTCAACATACGTTAAATTGTTTTGATAGTCTGTTGAAATACCTTGAAACAGGGTATTCGGTGGGCTTGTAATTGTGAATTTATCAATATTCGCCATTTTGTCCTTTCTGATTATATTTTAGTATATTCCGATAAATAATTCTGCAAGGTCTTCAACAATTTCGCGATTAATCATACGAATCGAATTGCGATATTCTTGAATCAATGCAACCTGTGTCCTGTTCCTGCCCGTTGAATGGCTTTCACCGTTACTGCTTTCGTTGTGATTCGTGTTCGTTTCATTTTCGTTCGCGTCGGTATCAGAAGCATACGTGCCATTCAGAATATCTGTTTTATTAATCTGTCCCTGTGGTGTATTACTGTGAATGTTCAAACCGTTGCTATTCGTTTTATTGCCACCGTTCGTATCCGTTTTTGAAGTGTTGTTAATTTCGAATTCGGAAGTCGGTTCAATCTTAATCGAAGCAGAATAAATCAATGGTGCTTTTTCTTCCATGATTTCGCGCAGTGCAACTTTCAATTTCAACTTGAATAGCGCAGGCGTTTCAAGTCCGATTTCGCGCATATAATAATGGTCAATAATCAGGTCGGCAAGTTTGTCTTTCGACCAAACACCCTTTTCGTTAATTACGGCAATTTCGTCTTGCGTCAGATAGTCTTCAAGATTGTAATCTTTAAACCATTCTTTCAAGTTTTCGCGTCCTTCAACTGCTTCAAGTTCCCTTAACTGCAATGTGTATTGTGCCATTATTCACCACCTTTCTGTTCATCAGTTCCTAGCGTATCAGAAACTTCTTGTTCAAGTTCCTGTTGGTATTTTTCGGCAACAACTGATTCGTAAGTTTTGATAATGTTGTTCAAGTCGCTTCGAACCTTAACTGAAATATTAAGACCGTATTTTTTGTTGAACTGCTTGCAGGCTTCTTGTCGTGGCGCAAGGAAAGACATAAGGTTAAGGTTAATCACTTCATTGTTCGTGTCAATTTCATCAGAAACCAAGCGTTCTTTCTTTTCAGAAAAATTGTCAACGCCAAGCGTGGTCAGGGCTTCGTTCCAAATTTCCTTCTTGTACTTCATAATATCCGAACCGATAAATGAAGAAGAAATATCAATGGATTCAACTGAACCACCCTTGAAGTTATCACTATCACCGAAAATAAACGGCACATTCGCGTCGTATTGCCTGAACAAGTTTTCCATTGTTAGTCGCTGATTTTCATTCGTCAGAATCAATCGTGAATGTTTTGCGTTCTTGACCGAAGTATCACAAGTGCGTTCTGCTTCGTAAAGACGAAGTGCGAATAATTCCATGCTTAAAACCGTTGGAATCCTGTCCCAAGTGTTCATGACCAAGATACATTCTGTGTCTTCGTTTGCGTTCGGGTCTGCAAGTCCGTTATATACCCTGCGTACTTCGTTGAATCTGCCGTACGAATAACAATTCAGTGCCGTAGGCAGTCCGTAAATATTCACGTCACCGTTAATCGTGGCTTTTGTATTAATAAATCCGTATTCTTCTGAATGAAGTAATGCACATTGCCCTTGTGTATAAAGACAATATTCAAGATACCTTGCGTCCATTGATTCAGGCAAATTTTCCCATTCGAAAATGCTTGTTGCGATTTTCTGCAAACGGTTCTTGTAATCAATATAAGTACGGTCATTAAGCCATACTGCTTCTGCCGTTCGTGTCTTCTTGCGTTTCACAAATTATTCCTTTCTGTTTTAATTATACAATGCTATTCGTAAGGTCATAGTTAAGGAAATGCGCAGGGTTGTGCCAAATCGTAAGACCGTTATTAAACAGGGATTTTATTTCGCTTAACGCTTCTTCTGGAATATCACCGACAATGTTCGCGCCGACAGTTTGAATATAATTCCATTCACTGCGACACTTCGTATTCGGGATTTTAAGTTCATTCACGCGATACCCGTACATACTGAAAAACCTATCAATCTTCTGTGCAATATCTTCGCGAATATGGTAATTGTAAAAACCGAAGCCGTTACTGTTCGAAGAAAATGCTAAATCACCAAGCGTTTCATTCCCTTTCAGACTTGCAGGGACGTTGCTTGCGACGCGCCTATCTTCTTTCATGTTTTCCATCATGTTTACGTGTTGACGAACATTACCGACAAAATCCAAACCTGCACCTGCAACGGGCATAAGACTGCCACCTTCGGGATTCGCAGTATATGCAGTTGCACCCGTTTCAAACGCGCCAAGAAATGCATTAAGTGTGCTTTCATCTCTTGCCATTGTCTGCCTTCGACCATTTTGTGCAAGCCAGTTCAGATAATAATCAGAAGACCATGCAAGCGTAGGAAGACTTGCACCCCTGATACATTCTGCATTAATTTTTTGCGTTGCGTCAGTTGGTGTGTAACTCTTTTTACTATTAACAGGACGTGCAACATATGAACAGATTGCAGAGAAATTGCCTTCAATCAAGAACGTCGGTTGTGTTGGTGATGATTCAAAATCTTCATAGTGAAAATCCAAATCTTCGCCATGATGATTCGTCACAAGAAAATAGTTATAAGGGTAGGTCAAAACCTTATTGTTCACAGGTGTGTAATTTCCGATTGAAGTTGGACGTGTTACGGTTACACGTTGCACCGAGTACATACCGTAAGTGTTTGTTGAAATTGTTCCAACTGCAACTGATTCATTCATAACATTGCCGTTTGCGTCATACATGAACAAGTAGGCTTGTTTTCGCCTAATGACTTTCTGTGGAATCAGATACATATTATTAATCACGTCACCCTTGCCAATCGCGTCAAGATGAAGCCTGAACTTAATGAAGTTCACGTAATCTGAAATAGTATTGTAGAAGAAGTAATTAAACGTGCCGTCAGGAATCGAACCGTTGATATGCAAGTCATCAAGGCGCGTTGAACTTTTGGAATCCTGTTCGTAAAGTTCACCAACGGTGTCTGAACATTGCACAACAATCAACGGTGTGTTGCTTGTTACCGTTTGTTCAAGTTGACTTGTACAAATTTCATATTCAATCACGTTATCTTTACGCATAACGTAATCGCCATAGTCTAGCGATTCAGGCAACAAGTGTTTGCCAAACGTGTCATCAGGTACGGTTTCGCGTTTGATATAACTGCGTTTCCAAGTGAAGTCAAAAAGGTACGTTTGAAAAACGTCGGTCTTCAATGCAACGCTTGTGACTGTGTTTCCTTCATAGGTCATACCTGTAATGAACGCATAAAACCACTTGTTACCGTAGTTACTGTTTTTGTACATGACATAGTTATAAGTACGAATCTGTTCGATATTGAACGGCACGACAAGCGTTCCGTTTTCACGTTGGTACGTGATTCGCATTAGTGCAAGTTTCGGCAAGGACTGGAAATAATTCACCTGCGCCGTTTCGTTTGCAAAATCAAGTTGGTGAAGTTCGTCAACGGAAAGTGGTGACTTCAACAGATATGCTTCATTTTCAGGTGTGATAATCATAATTCTATTGTATATCAAAAAAGACGTTGTATAAACAACGCCCAACACTTGAACAGGGAAACTTCATGTGTCCTACGGCATGAAATTCTGCGAATCAAGAAGTGTGAAGATTCACAACTATATTGAACCAAAAAGACCCCTATATTGCAAGGGGTCAATTGTTTTATTCTGCCGTTACGGTGAATTCAACACTTGCACTAGCATTGCCATTGACAGCAGTGATAGTACACTTACCTGCCTTAACACCTGTCACAGTACCGTTTGAAACGGTTGCGATAGACGTATCACTTGAAGACCAAGTAACAGTTGCGCTTACTGGATAGGTCGTTGCAGATAGTGCAGAAGTGCCTGCAACTGCGCATGTGGCAGTACCCGAAATGCTGATAGTATCAGGGTCATCAAGGGCAAGCACCGTCGCGTTCGGGAATAGGCTAAATCGGCACATACGAGTATCATTCAACAGATATTGATATGATAGGTTGTTGGCGTTAAAAAATTCCGTCATGTTGAAGTACTGTGTACGGATTTTGAACCAACGACGGTCTGCCAAAAGACCGATAATATTTTCACCGTTGAAAATCTTCGTACCGTCATCTGCGTATTCGTCAAAATTATCAACGACTACGACACGACCAATGAAATCTGCGTAGGAAAGGTTAAACGCTTTGCTTAATGCCATGACGTCTATCTTCGATTCGTAATCGGCGCGAAGCACAAGTACAATATCCGAAGAATCACACCAAGTCGTGATTTTAAGTTTCGTATCGTCATTAGCATATTTCTTATTCCAACCACTATAAGCAGTAGAAGGCATGGTAAACATACGGTTAAGATAACGTGCCTTTTCAACAAAAGCGTTAGCAGTTGCTTCGTTAGTGATTGCAGAAACCTTTTCAACGTTGACTGCGCCCTGCTGATATGCAGACGAAATCAAGGCTTTACACTGTTTCCAACGGGTTACATATGCGCCATTGAAAAGCGAGTTAATAATGCCTGAAATAAATTCTTCAAGCGCACCCCAAGAAGTGAAAGCGTCACGTGCCTTATCACGAGTAACCGTTACCTTGTATTGAAGGTCGGAATTGACAGAAAGATATTCAACTGCAATACGGGCTTCGTACTTTTGAAGAAGACCTGCAAAATCTTCACCGTCAAACTGCGTGGGCTTCGCAGGGTCAACATGAATGTTTGAACCTGCCCAACCTAGTGGAATTTCTTCGCCTTCAAGGAAGTTAAGTGGGTTGTTAAATAAACGGGTTTCGATAGAAGTGAAAACGATACGCTTCAAAAGACCGAAGAATTCGTTACGGACAATATCAAGATTATCGTCAGTAAGTGGACGTGCAAATTCCGAAATAGTCGTGTCTTCGGTGATATATGGAATGTACTGATGATACACCGAACCGTCTGCAACCGACATTTCACGCATTTTATTAAGGGCAGTAACAAGTCCCTTTGGTGGCATAAAAAGTCCTTTCTTATTAATTAATGAATAAACTTGCCTGATTTATCAAAAGCGTCAGACAAATTAATTTTTTGACTTTCGTCAGAATTACCCGAAACTTTCGGTTTCTTAATCGGGTCAAGTTTGCTTTCGGCAGGAACTTGTTTTAATAAATTCCCGTTGGCAAGCACAAGTTTTTCATTGCGTTCTTTCAAGGATTTAATTTCTTCATCTTTACTTGAAAGCAATTTCTGCGTTTCTGCATTGCCAGTCATCAACAAGCCAATATCGTCTGCAATCGTGGCAGAAGTTTCTGCGCCCAATTTTTCTTCAATACTGTTTGTGATTTTCAATAATTCTTCGTCTGTCATAACTATATTATAGTCGTAAAATATATATTTTGCGACATTACAAGTTTATTTCATAAAACCTTGCCAGTTGTTCCATGCAACAGGAAACGGAAAGCCTGATTTCTTGTGCGTTCCCCAAACTTTCGGTGGTGTAACAGGTTCGTCCCACGTTTTCCAATCGTGACCGAATCCTTGAATGATTGTTGTGTCGTTAACATAACAAGCGTCCCAATAATGAATACGGTTCGCTAAATCCCACCACCCGTACGGTGGACGTTGCACAATACCTGCGTAGTGACCTTGACCTGCACAAGTGTGAACGTGGTCACCTGTGACGTAACCGAACGTTCCTGTGTGGTAACATAGTTGACCTTGCGCCACGACTTGCCCGATTGTTGTAACAGGTGGGTTGTTGTCGTGTGAAAATTCGATTGTTAAATAATCAATTGCGCCGTTCGCAAGATGAACAGGATTCACCGATTCGAACTTCACGTTGTTACCACCTTCGTAAGATAATGAAGTTCCGACAACTTTCATTGTGACTGGTGCATATAGTGGTGCTTGTGCCGTTGTACCTACAAGGTCAATGTTATATGTACCCTGATGCGAATAATCGCCACCTTCGTCCTGCGTCATATGAAGCACGTCAAGTGGAAACAAGCAGACTTCATATCCGTCCTGCGCTACAAGTGTTTGACCTGCAATCATTAATCAGTCCTATGGTCAATCGTGTCACCTGCGTAAAGACCGACACCTGTTTCCGAGTGCCACCCGTCATACACTGATTGATTCGGTTTGTAATATCGTGAATACCAAGTTTTTGCGTAAGCGTCCATTGCGTCGCCGTAAACAACACCACCTTCACAGGTAAGCATGATTAATGACATTGTGTGACCTTCTTCAACACCCCATTCTGTGCAACCTGTCACTGGAATAGGTTCAGGGGTTGATGACGGTTCAGGCTTTTCGTAGGTCTTCGGACGAAATGCACCTGCAAAATCCTTCAAGGAAATATTAATGATATTCGTGGCTTGACCACCACCTTCACAACTTGCGCCACCTTGATTCTGTCCGAGAAGCGCAACGTAACCATTATTATATGAACCGAGTGCCATTCCTACGTGACCCCATTGACCACCATTGAAAATAATCCAGTCACCTGCCTGAATCTGCGTCTTATCGTAAATTAAATCGAATTCATTTCCTGCGTTGTATTCTTTACAATTCCATGCGCCTTTTGCGCCACCTGTGCCACAAGTTGAAAGGTTACGACCTGCATAATTCTGCCAAAACAAGTCGCCCAAGTCCCAACACTGCGCGCCATAATATCCGTCTGTATTCCAACACCTGCCAATCGTATAATCCTTGAACTGTGTATATGATTCAGTCGGCGCGTAAATATATTGACCCTTGCCACATTCTTCACCGTCTTCACAGGTTATATTGTTGCTATCAACCAATTCAACCGTTGGTGCAGAAATTACTTCAATGCTTCCGTCTTCGGTTTCGATAATCGTTTCAACCTGTGTATCAGATAATTCAATTTTATATTCTGCCGTAATTTCAGTTGTTGTTGTCGTATCGCCGTCTTGTACTTGATTCTTGTACTTGAATGAAGCACCTGTAAAACCACCTGCAAGGCACAACAGGGATACAACACCTGCAATTAAATATTTTTTATTGAATTTCTTGATT